TACCCTGAATGTCCCTCATTACACCGTCGTGCCGCTGCCCCTCGTACATCCCAGGCGTCATGTCTGCCCGGTAGCTGTAGGAGGATGAGAGTTCTTGAACTGTTTCGGTTTCCACCCCGGCAATGGCGTCCGCATCCCAAATGCACATATCCGCCATCAGATACGGAGCTTCGAAGTCCACATTTGACCCGATTGTTCCGGCGATGTACTCCTGTTTCGGATCGTCCGCATTCACGGCGATGTGCTTGAACATCAACTGCTTGTTTTTGAAGGATGAAGCCGACTTTGCCAGTTCGCCTGGGTCGCGCAGCAGGTAATACACCCGCTCCGGGTCCAGTCCCAACTCTTCCGATTTGGGAATTTCGCGACCGTAATATGGGTTTACTGTCGCCTTGGAGATAGGCGTTCGGTCGATATGCAGCATCTTGTCGCTGTCGTATCGCCGGTTCTTTAGGGCTGCGTCGCAAGCGATCTCCGTAGGCATCTTGTTTCATATCCTTTCACTATGGATTGCCGAATACAAGATAAGGCTTGAAAATGAAAGGAATTTTGCCTATACTGTGCATATGGGAGCAATCAAGTCTAAAATCTGCGCTCTAGGCCACCGCCTAAAACCCGGCAAGGATGGTCGCCAGCGCTGCCCTATATGCCAGAGCGCGTATCTGAAGACGTGGCGAGAGAAAAAAAGAAGGGAAGCAAATGAGCCTTAACGATATGCCAGTGCAGGGCGTTCCAGAGGTTCTCTATCCGCCATGGGTAGTGAGAGCGGAAGGTGAATCGGACGCCTCATTTATTGCGCGCGTAAAGGAATGGCGTGCGGTATCTGTTTCGGTTGTGGACACCCCTGTTGATCCAAACTGCAAGACGAGTGACGGCAGATATTTATCTATTGATTGGGAGCGTAGCGAATGAAACTTACCCCTAGAACTCCATATCCTCGATTCGACATCATCAACGGAAAAGTAGTTCTCAAACCAGACGGAATGTGCGTGCATTCGGCGCTGGTAGATGGCTTGGAAATGGAAATTGAACACGCCATCAAACTCTTAAACATTTGGCAGGAAGCGTTTGGAGCAGAATGCTACAACGATAGTCTTACCGCTCTTAATGCTGAGACGGAACAGGTTCTGCAATCGTCCACGGCAACACAGACCGGCCTTGGCATCTGCACCCCACGAGTTCTCCGGGAAGAATCCACTTCTTAACCGCCGAATCGTACATGCCCTTCGCGATCTCGTACCGCTTGCCATTCATTGCGACGTGTGTGGGCCGTGGCGTCTTGCCTGCATTGGAATGAAGCCAAATCCCTTCTTTAATTCCGAGTTCGGTCTGTCGAGTCCGCTGCACCACGGCGTTCGCCTTATTTGATTGGTCCCTAGCGATCAGCCATGCTCGGTTGGATGCCACTTTGTGCCGCCCGCGAATCTCCTCAGCCATCGCCCGCACGTTGCGCCCGGACGTGTAGTTGCGCATCACTATGCCCTCAACCTCTTGCAGGTATTGCGCAGGTATCGACCGAATCAGGCCCACATTTTCAGCCAGAGAAGCCTCGAACGCCTCGCGCATGGCTGGGGTGAGCGTAAACTCAATCGACCAGCCCGCATCACGTAGGGCCTGCCGCATGGCGTTATCTGTACCTTGGAACTGGTTCTTGAGAAATGAATCGGCCACCGTGGGAGCCATCTCATCAAACTTCTTCTGCCATCGTTCGGCCAGATCGCGTAGCTCTTCGAGAATCTCCTCCACCGGGGAAGCATCCGCCGCCATCGTAGGAGGATCAGACTTGCGCCTTGCCGTAACCCAATACTCGACGCTGTGCGCCATCTCCGCGACGAGCTTCAGTATCCGCCGATGATAACGGTTGCGAGTGCCGACGTTCGGCCAGATCGCGCGGATTACTGTTGGCTTTTTGGGGAGCATTTGGGTTCCGATTGATAGAGCAGTGGAATTCCAAGACGGGGATGCGTGGCCTTCACCAGAAGATGAATGTCCACCAGCTCAAGTTTGGTCAATTGCCGTGGAACCGGGTATCCGTTGCTCATTCTTTTCCATCCTCTAACTGCTTTGGTTCTTCTTCCGCAGGCGATTCGATTACCTTGTCGATGTCAAGTCCGGTGTAGCCCGACTCCGGATCACGCGCCAGCTTCTCGCGCTCTTCCTGCGGATCGATTACGCCTCTATCAATCAGGTTTCCAGCCCGCGTGCTGTCGTTCATGCGGATAGTCGAAAGCTGCTCTTCCGTCATCTGATAGAGCGGATTGAACGTAATACCGATTTCGGGATCGATTGATCCGTACATCGATAGCTGGACGATCTTCAGAATCGTTTCGATGGGGTTGCGAGCATGAGCCTCCTGGTTCGCTCGAATCCAGTCCCGCCATGCGCCCATCTCGCCCTCGGCCACATTGCCAAAACCAGATGGGGATACGCCGGTCATAATCACGGATGGAATTCGGCTGGCCGTGCAAAGCTGCTCCTGCGCCTGCGCCTGAAGCTCATGCAGGCCACCCAGGGGAACAGCAAGCTGCTCCAGCTCTTCGCGGTCCTTGTCCAGCACCATCACGCCCTTATTGCTGCGCGTGGCCGTGAACAGCTTGATACGGGCGAATAGGCTAGTGCCGTCGTCTCCACCCGTGAGCACTTGGTCCATGGCCGTCTTCAGGCTAAGGATTGAGAAGTTGTTGATGAGGTCTGAAACGCTCTGCCTGGTGCGCAGCCAGTTGTTAACATACGGCTCGACAAGCTGCGAAAGGCTGATTCCACTGAAATTGAATGCTGGCTTGAAGATGTCAGGAACAGGCCGCGTGACGATCCGAAGCATCCTGGTAGCGTCCCAACGCTGGCCCATGACCCACCAGCCGGACGGGTTGTAGAAGTCCTTACGCGAGGGGTCCAGCGCGTTGTACATGAGTGGTGTGGTCCAGATCGGCTCGACTTTATTAAAGCCGTCCAAGCTGTCTTTCTTGATAGTCTTAGGGCTGATCACCATCGGCATCTGAACGTCCGCGCCGTTGATGTTGACGAGGATTTGGCCTGTTCCAAAAAAAGCGTCATCCTCGAATGCCTTGCGGATTTTCGCCTGAATATCCAGTTCGCGGAACGCATGCTCTAGTTCGGTGATCTTGTCTTTGGTTGCTTCGCCGGCCGTCTCGCTGCTGGTGAACTCGATCCACTCCCGCGTCATCTCATTTGCCAGCGCCGCCGCCATGTTGCGATACTCGACCCGCAAAGCCAGCAATGCGAGGTACGGATATCCGGGGAAGCCCTCGAAGTTGCTGTAGGCGTAGAGCTGAGAGCCAAACTCAGCCCCCGGCATGGCATCCATTGCCAGCTTCACATCGCTCTGGACCTGAGCCTTTACGCCAGCGGGAACCACGCCGGCAAGAATGTCAGGAGGCCGAATAGGGAACTGAGGACGCGGTACTTCCTCCATCGCCTTGTAGAGAGCCGCGCGGATACCGGCACTCGTTGGAATCGCTTTCGCTGGACGCCCTGCGTTTTCTCGTTTTCCACCGCTCGGCATTTTGATTTCCTTTGATTTCCTGCAACTATTCAAACTACCACATTGTACCGAGTATGTACCAATTCCCGCATCTCGTCCCGCGTAAAGTAGCCGTCTGCAAAGAAATCGCCCATCTTCGTCCAGCCGTTGCGGTAATCAAACTGTGATGCTCCGCGCCAAGATGGGAAGCTGCTGCGCAGGCCATCCCGCAGCGCAAGCTGGCTCTTTGTGTACATGACCGGTTCGGCCTCGGCAATTATTTCCTCTTCAGATCGGCGCTTTCTCATAGCCTCCCCATCGCTGCTTTTAAAACAGCGTCTGAAATGTTGAGCCGAGACGTGGTGGGTGCTGCAAAAGCCATCACAAATGCGTCAGCGCAATTTGGGCTGGGCACTGGCCCACCAGGCCGCGTGCTTTTGGCTAGGTCTTCTTTGCTCTCCACCTTGACGCGCCCATTGCGATCGAAATCCCGCTTTGGCGTGGAAAGCTCTGTCTCCAGCTTCTCCAAATGTGGCATATCGCTTGAAATCGAGATCAGTTCATCGTCCTTGAACTTCTCGCCCCGGTTGATTGCGTTGTACGTGTTGCGGAAGCGATCAGCGATGTTCCACCACGTTTGGGCCTTGAGATTGGCGAAGAAGTCCTTGTTTTTGATCTTGTCCTGCCGGTCGCTGACGTAGTATTCCTCGGGACGCTCCACCGCTGCCCCGGCGTTGAACTTGGCGTAGTTGATACGCAGATGCTTGTCCCTCACCTGGTTCAACTCGTCAAACTTCGCACCCGCGCTTGCCCCCACTCCGATGCAGTCGTAGCGTATCTCTGCCGCCCTCTCGGAGGCATTCAGGAACGTCCGAGAGCAGGACTTGAGCAACTCATCCTCCTTCGCCCGCCACTCCTCGCACCAGAGCGCCACAGATCCATGAGCGTAGACGTTCGCGCAGGCGTCCTCGCCATCGTCTGCCACATCAAATCCGATGATCTTCCGGCCAGCCGCCTCAAAGCCCAGCTTGAGATGCGCATCGATAGCCGCCTCAATCCAACTACGCTTGATGACCGCGCCCTCTGTATCCTCCTTGGGGTTGCCCAGGTAGATGTGCTGGTAATCCTCTTCGGACTCAGCTTTGCACCGCTCGATCATCTGCCGGGCAGTGTCAGATAGGAACGGATTCTCATCAAAGTTGATCTTGCGCTTTATATAGTGTTCTGGAGTGTTGACCACAAGTCGTTGATAAATAAAGTCAGTAGCGTATTGCGGATTGAATATGGTCCATATCTGCGATCCCTCTTTGCGGACGGTTGGCTCTACCGTGTCCCACTGCTCTTTTGTGAGGAACTGGGCCTCCTCAATCCACCACACATCCACATCTTCAAGCGACTTGATTTCAGCTAGGTTTCTCGCCAAACCGTAGAAAACAAAGTTGCTTCCTGTCTGCTTGTGGACGATGGAATTGTCAGTGATGTCGAAGTCGCCGCGTAGACCGAACCGCTCAATCTGAATCTTGAGTAGCGTATAGACCGACTCGGCAATCTTATTCTGGAATTGCCTGGTGCACAGAAAACGCACGCGGAAGTTGGACGCGAGGAAGGTGGCGAAGCCCGCCGCGTCCCAGGACTTGCTTGAGATGCGCCCACCGTACAGCACCCGGCCCCGCGCTGGCGCTTCCCAAAATGATTTTAAACACGGGTTGAGAGTGGGCGCGGCGATTGTACTCATCGGCTATAGCTCATCGAACGGCACCAGAACACTATCAGCAACTGGCGCTTCATCGGTAGGAGTGGAACGAATGTATCGACGCATAACCGTTGGCTGCTCTGCCTTGTTCCATGAACGCTTGCGGCATTTGCTGGATGCGCAACGTTCTGGGATCGTTTTTCCTTTGATCCACCTGAATCCGCACTCATCGCATTTCCAACATTCAACCCACGCAACGCTCATGGATCAAGTATACCCAATCAGGCGGATCAAGTGCACCCATTTACTTCTTGGCAGCGTCCGCATAGAAGTCGCTCAGCGTGCGCACCTGGATCGGCCCACCATTCTGGCCGGTCACCTCCTGCTTGTCGGCCTGCCCTAGAAACTGCTTCCCGAGCCAGATCAGCATTGTGGGATTGCCCGCAACGGCGACCTCAAACTGCTTGCGCCGTAGACTGGCGTTCCTATGCTCGCGGCCCGCCTTCATTATGCCCTTGAATCGCCGCTCGATTGTGTCAGGCGAACAGTCCAGAACTGCACCAATCTCCGCGTTCGACAGACCGATGGATGCCAGTTTCTTCACCTGGTCAGGATCAATCGGTTTAGGTGTTCGCGCCATCGCGCACCGCCTTCTTGCCTATTCTACCACGTCCTCGGTCAATTCCCCAAACTGGCACTCGCCCATAAACTCTGTTTTAATTGCCTTTGGGTCGCCATTATAGAAAACCAGCACGTTCTGGTGTGTCTTGCCCAGCTTACGCCCGCCGCTGAATTGCTTGCCAACGCGGATAGGCAGTGAGCCGACGGCCGTAACAATCACAGCGTCGTTGTAGAGCCTCATACCGGCATCGGCGAACGCCTGGGCGGTGTCGGCAACGAATCCGCGATAGAAGCCCTTGCGGTCCCGCACATCGCCCACAACAAAGCAGGCAAAGCGGTTTGGCTTGAGCAGGGCGCATGAGGCTTTGATGATGGCCCTGTACGCCTCAAGGAACGCGGGGTAGTCCATCGTGCTGAGGTCTAGCGGATCGTCGCTGTAGCGCTCAAGGTCGGCGTATGGTGGGCAGGAAAATATAAGGTCCGCTTTCACGTCTGGGCATAGCGTCGCAATGTTCCGGCTGTCGCCCGTAATCCAGACAGGCTGCGGGTCTTTCGCTATCCGCGCCGCCTGCTCACGGTTGGCTGCTATCTGCTCCGGGCGCAAGTCGATACCGATGTACTGCAATCCGATGTGCGAGGCCACAATACCGCGAACGCTGCCACCCGCAAAGGGGTCAAGAACTGTTCCGCCGGGAGTGCAAAACCAGCGATAGGCAAGCTCGCAGAGAACGGGGTCGAATATGCTGGTGCCGGAGGATGGTTGTGCCGCAAGAATCTTGCGGCTGGTTTCATCCAACTTTTCGGCGGGTCTTTCACCTTGCACCCACGTTAAATTACTCACCTTGCCCCCCCTACGATATGCTCGCCGCGCTTATGCTTGCTGTAGTCACACGCTGGGCGGGCGCTGCCACCGGGCGCTGCCGATTGCGGTAGAAGTTCAATCCTGACTCCGTCACTTCCTGATTGTCTCCCCAGGTTACCCCCACCGCGTCCAACCTCGCTCTGTATGCCAAGCGATAACCATGCTTTCTTCCGTTCTTGCCAGTAGCCTTGCCGCGCATCGAGAACAGAGAACGGCGGAACTCCAAACCGCTCCGCTAACGTCTGGCTTGCATTACCATCTCCAGCCCCATCTTGCGGCCACATCGCGGCAAGCTCATCCGCTGTCCAGAATGGGGCCAGGTCTACGCCGTCATCCACCAGACCTTTGAGCGTCTCTGTATCCCAGTCAAGCGATACCTGGCCGGAACGGTTATCCGCAATAGCAAGCTGCCGCGTGTGTGGGTCGTCCAGATCCAGGTCCGTGCGCTGCACCGCCACCAGGCGCGTGCCGTCC